CCAGGCTGCGCAAAATGTTCCACCGGGCACGGACATTTCAAACACTGCCTATTGGACCTTGATAACAAATCCTGCAACCGTGGGCGACAAACAAAGCACACGACCCCGAGATTTGGCCATCAATGATGCCTTGCTGGCACAGGCCCAGGAAGACGTGCCACTCAGTGGCTATGACAATGTAAAGTTTTATATCTTGCCCACAGGACCCAACGGGGAACCAGCCAGTGCAGGACTCACTGCTGATGATACCAATGTCACGGTTGATGGCACCCAGGGTGGAGAAGGCATCACCCCAGATGGATTTGGCTACGCCCAGGGTTATCTCACCGGCTCGACTCATGCACCCAATGGCCTGCCGGTGACTCCAGGTGTGCAGTTCCCACCCACACCCGTGGCCGGCGACTATTGTCTGCGACTTGATTACTTTCCCAATCGCTTGTTCCGTTACAACGGAAACAACTGGTTGGCCATCACGGACAATGTGCGAACAGATCTAGACTATGCCACACAGGCGCTGACCCAGCGTGCCAGCTTTGTGAACAACACCTTTACGGTGCCAACAACAGACATAGGCAACATACCCAGCCGCCAGAGTCTCAGCAAGATACTGGAAATACAACCCGACAACGGTGACCAAGGTGGCAACATCACGCCGCCCAATCCAAGACCTCCAGGGCGTTAATATGATTATCTACAAGATAACAAACAGCATCAATGGTAAGGTTTATATTGGACAGACTGTACAAAAAAATCCCAAGATGCGTTGGTATGATCATCAAGCAAAAGCTCGTTGTGGTGTAAATCAACCATTGGCTAATGCTATTAGAAAATACGGTGTTGAAAATTTCACTTGGGAAGTTATTGATCAAGCAAATAGCCTAGAAGAACTTAACAAGTTAGAGGAACAATATGTTGAGCAATACAACTCAATACATACAGGATATAATATCCGCAAGGCTGGCGGCAACAAACTACACAATAAAGCAAGTATTGAAAAAATGAGAGAGTCACAAAGAGAAGCTCACGCAAGACGCAGAGCCGAGGGTTGCGAGGGTGGTTGGAAAAGATGTGATGGTGGTGCAATGAAAGGGAAATCACACCCTGGTAAGGGAACAAAACGGACACAAGAACAAATTACAAGAATAAAAGCAGGACAACAAAATATGTTAAACAGTGAAAAAGGTTTAGAATATCGCCGCAAGCAAAGTGAAAATAGCAAAAGAATGTGGGTCGAAAGAAAATTAAAAATGAATGGAGGAATCTAAAATTTCTCAATTTTTTTATGACGGACAAATCCGTCGATTCTTGTTGCAGTTTGCCAGGATCTTTTCAAACTTTGACGTGGCCTTTGGACCAAATCAGGCTGGTCAGGGTCCAGGCTTTGATCCTGCCACAGATACCTTGATCCGTGTGCCTGTGCGCTATGGTGATGCCAGCCGCCAGGCCCAGACCATCTTGCAAAACAACTCAGCCAATGACATGCCTGCCACGCCCATGATGACCTTTTACATCACGGATTTGAAATATGATCGTCCCCGGATGCAGGAGCCTTATTTTGTCAGCAACATACAGGTCAGACAGCGCACCTATGATGAGACCACAGATACCTATGAGACCACCCAGGGCAACGCATTTACCATTGAACGGGCCATGCCGGTGCCGTTTGAAATGACCATAAATCTGGACATCTGGACCAGCAACACCAATCAAAAAATGCAGTTGTTGGAACAGATCCTGACCTTGTTCAATCCGGGACTGGAAATACAAAGCACTGACAACTACATAGACTGGACCAGCTTGACTGTGCTGTACCTCAAAGACAGCCGATGGAGCAGCAGAACCATACCAGTAAACGCAGACAATCCCATAGATGTGGCCACGCTGACATTTACCTTGCCCATGTTTATAACTCCACCGGCCAAGGTCAAGAAACTGGGTGTGGTCGAGCGCATCATAGCCAGTGTGTATGACGCACAGGGTGATCTTGTCAACTCCCTGACCAACAGCGATCTCCTGCTGGGCACACGGCAACGATTCACACCTTATGCGTATCAGGTCTTGTTGATCGACAACAAACTGCAGGCCCTGCGCCAGCAACAGGTCGTGGATGAACCCAACACCAGCCTGACACCCGCAGATTCGCCGAGCAGCAATGTGCTGTGGCAAAGCGTGGTCGGCATGTACGGTACCCTGCGTCCGGGCATCAGCTATGTGACTCTGGAACAACCCGATGGCACAGATGTCACCGGCACCGTGGCCTTTGATCCCACCGATGACCGATTCTTGCTGTTCACTGTAAACGCAGGAACAGTACCGGCCAACACCTTGTCGCCTATAACCGCTGTGATTGATCCTTTGGTCAGCGGTCCCGGATTTGGCTTGCCGGCTCCAGCACTGGGTCAAAGATATTTGTTCACACAGGCCACCGGAAGCTACGACAACACCGGAAATACCAATCCCGAAGCTTGGTCTGGCACAGGGGGTCAACCTTTGGTGGCCCAGGCCAATGACATAGTAGAGTGGGATGGCACTCGCTGGCAAATCAGTTTTGACAGCACCAGCAGTGACAACACTATACAGTACGTGACCAATCTGGTCACAGAAATCCAGTATCGCTGGACCGGCTCTGCCTGGGTCAAATCATACCAGGGACTTTATGCAGGAGGCACATGGACTCTGGTGTTGTAGCCGCTGTGGGTGTGTGGTTCTATGCCATTGACACCCAACGCTACCTGTATCTCATGAGGTCAGATCCCAAGCATCCTGGCAGCTGGGGCCTGCCCGGTGGCCGTGTGGAAGCCGGAGAAAGTTTATTGGCTGCCATGACCCGCGAATGCCGAGAAGAAATGGGCTTTGTGCCCGATTACCTGCGCATGATACCCTTGGAAAAGTTCACCACTGTGGACGCAGGGTTTGAATATCATACTTTTTTCTGTGTGGTTGATCAGGAGTTCCAGCCCGAGCTCAACAGCGAGCATCTGGGCTATGCCTGGATCGATTCAGGCACCTGGCCCAGACCCATGCATCCGGGACTTTGGTCGACAGTTAACTTTGAAGCTGTGCAACACAAGATCTTGACCATAGAAAACACGGTTCACACGTCGCAGTAGCCGATGAACTCTCTGTGGGTCATGGCCTGAGCATTGGCAGGCTCCAGCCAGGTGTCATACATGTTGCTGGCTTCGCCAACAAAGTAAAACTTTACTGCAGGATAGGCATCAACCACATTTCTCACTTGTTGCGACCATGTGGCATTTTCAACAGCGGTTTCCTGGTTGTAGCCCAGCATGAATATTTCTTGGTGTCCATCAAAGGCCGCCAGATAAGGCAAAGTGGCTATGTCCAAGAGTCCCGGTGAGTGCGGCAACAGATAAAACTCTCCAGGCTGGGCCAAGCACTGTCGGGCCGTGGTGTACACGATGTTTTTTCCTGTGTAGCCGGATTCTTTCAAAGTGGCCAGTTGAGCGGCACGTGTTTCCACAGCAAAGTCCAAGCGCATGGCCGCAGCGATATCACCAACTCCATAGGTCTGCAGTTTTTTTGAACCCAGCAGGCCGCCGCGGTGGCGTTGCAATCTGACATGGTTGAATCTGTCGGCATCAAAGTCTGAGCCAATGCAGGCCGCGCGACCGCTGATGTGATGATTTTCAATGGGATTTGGCACCCACTCACGGGTTTGTGTTTTGCGACCACCGGTCCAGCGTGTTTCTGTTATGACAAACTCGCCGGCATAGTCTGTTCTGTATCGGGCTTGCATAGGGTCAAAATCCTGTGGTATAGATGTTGTAAAATATGTTGGCGCTGAGGTCCGTGGTCTTGGGTATGGTGGCGGTAGAAATGCGCACTTCCATGACATCACCGCCGCCCTGTTCGCCCATCTGCATGCGTATGGGATAATAGGTTCCTGCAATCAAGGCCGCTGTGCCACTCTTTTCTACTGGGCCGTGCAGGCCGCCGTTGTTGACCGTGGCATTGGCCGTGGTGAATCCTGACAGCGCTGTGGCTCCGACCCAGAGATAACTGGCATCATCGCTGGTGGTAAAAAAGGTATAGGTTTCAGTGGTGGTGGCCAAGAAATAGCCCAGCCACTGAACGCTGAAGTTGTCACCGCTGTGTCCGTCCTCTATGGGGCTGGTGTTGACACTCTCTGCCACCTGTGTGGCCGTGGCAAAAAAGTTTACGTTGTCAGCAAAATAACCTGTGTACCTGCGTCGATACAGACCATTGGCATAAGGCAAGGCTCCCAGAAACATGCCGCCACTCACCGTGCAACCGTCCAACGACAAGGGCACTAGAACCTCCCTACAGCTACTTCTATGGTTCCTATGGTACCA